GAAGGCAAGGTCTTCCTCTACAAGTTCGGTAAGAAGATCTTTGACAAGATTCAGGCAGCAATGCAACCTGAGTTCCAAGATGAGACTCCGATCAATCCCTTTGATCTGTGGCAGGGTGCCAACTTCAAACTGAAACTGCAGAAGAAGGATGGTTATTGGAACTACGATAAGTCTGACTTCGCTGCACCTTCTACTCTTGAGGACATGACTGATGCTGAACTTGAAAAGGTTTGGCGTTCACAGCACTCTTTGAGTGAGTTTATGGATGCTAAGAACTTCAAGTCCTATGAGGAACTTGATTCACGTCTGAATGTCGTTCTGGGTCGTGGTCAGAAGCAGAAGTTTGATCGTGAGACTCTGGAAGATGAGTCCGAAGGTCGCGGTGGTTTCAATGATGCTGACATCATGGGAGCACCTAAGTTCAGTGTCCCTCCCCGTCCCATGCCTAATGCCATGAAGGAAGAACTGAACAACCTTCAACCGACTGCTGCATCACGTCCTGCTCCTACGACTGACGATGATGATACCCTGTCCTACTTTGCCCGCCTTGCTGAGGAAGAATGAAACTACTGACCGTTGAAGACTACGAGAAGGCAGGTGAGTCCTTCTGGCCAAAGTATTGGTACGTTGCCAAAGAACTTGGTGAAGATGCCAGGGCAGAGGACATCCTAAAAGTCCTTGAGTCCATCGGTACAGTTGCATTGCGACTGAAACTTGAAGAGAAAGAAGGACCCTTTGGTTTTAACAAGAAGGATGAAGAAGTACCTACTACAGATCCTCAGTAGTCCCGTAACCCACTTCAATGTATTGATAGTGGGTTTTCTAATTCTAGTTGGAGTCCAGCACAACCATGCACATTACACCATGGAAGTAGACGCTGACTCATATGTTCTACAGTTTATCAAGAAACATCCTGATTACTGTGGCAAAATTGATTATTAATTCCAAAAAACCCCGAAAAAAAATTCGGGGTATTTTTTTGTCTGTAGGGTTTTTATAGTCCCTGAGCAATATCCAGT